GGTTCAACATACGACTCTTACATATATAATGCAGTTAAACGCGGATACGATTTTGAAATGACTAAAGAGGATTACTACAAATTGATTAAGGAAGCTTGTTACGTTTGTGGTAAAAAGTCAGACGAGAACCATACTAACGGAATCGACAGATTTGATAACGAAGTAGGTTACACTTTTCACAATTCAAACGCATGCTGTACCGAGTGCAATATTATGAAGAAGGACTTTGACTTTTTCTTGTTTTTGGAACGTTTGGAAAAAATTTACGAGAACTGTTCAAAAAAAGAGTTGAAAACTCCAAGTGTCCGAATCATAAATATCATGAACTGTAACAGCACGAGGCTCAGTCGTGACGACAGAAGATCCGCATCTGGATGCTTATGAATAAAATATAATTTAATTTTTTTGGTTAAATAAAATTATGTAATTAATTAATTAAAAATTGCTTCAACTCCGGCCATGCCAACCACGACTCTAAGAACTGTATGCTAAACCAGCCATGCCTGCCATGACTCTTAGCACGTTGTAAGAGTAGGCATAAACACGGACCTTGGCAGTGGAAGTGCCACCAACAGTTCCAGAGGAGAGCACCAACTGGAGTGTGGCGTTATCAATTCTGGAGAAGTTGCACGAACCGCTCGGCTGGTGTTCTTCAGGTCTTAGTGCGAAAGAATACACGTTGATACCAGTGTCGGGTGCGCGGGTGTGGTGCTGGAAGGGCTGAACAACGTCGAAGTAAGAACCCTCTCTCTCGGAGATACGGTCCTGTCCGTTAAGCTGGAGCTTAGCGGTGACGACGGGGTTCTCACCCCAGCAGTGGAGGTGGAGGGCGGTCTCAGCGAGCACGAATGTGCCGGCATCGGAGAGCATGGAGCCGGTGGGGGCAGATCCGTCCTGGTTGAAAACACCGGTCTGGTGCCAATCCTGGGTGGTGCTCGCACCGCCGGACACAAAGCCGTCGAGGGCGCCGGCCATCTGGAAGACACCGCCGGAGATGAATCCGTTGACACCAGTGGTCTCAGCGGGTCCGCCGAAGGTGTGGATGGAGGGAGGGAGAGCATCAATGGCATCGGTGTAGTTGAAGGGCTGGGCACCGAGGACCTTGAAGAGAGTACTGTTGCCCTCGAGGGAAGCGCAGTAGTCGACGTTGGCGTCGGGCTGAACAACCCAGATGAGCTCCTTGCAAGGGTGGTTGAAGTTGATCTTGATCTTGTTACTTGAAGATCCGACCGACTCGTCACCGGTGTACTGGAGCTGCTCAATGAGGTACTCGTGGGGGTTCTGAGCCATCTTTCTGCGCTCATCGGTATCCAAGAAGATGAAGTCAACGTAGATAGAGGCGGCAACAAGGGACTGCTGGTAGGCGCTGGTGACGGCCTGGGAAGTAGCACTGGCGATGTTAGTCAATGAATTGACAGCCCACAAGCACTCACCAATAGGTCTGAAATCGATGTTAATCTTGACTTCGTGATACTGTACATCACATATACCCCACCTTTCGGTGTATTTATCGGCATTTCTGTATTGATTAACGTGTTACATACAGAAACATGGCCGGGGAGTAGACTATATCTTAAGCCTTCATCGGAGTTGATTAAACTCCTCAGACCCAATTCCGTTTAGTCGTTGAACCTTCATCATATTCTCATCATTTTGAACGTAGATGCTTGGCTGCGGATTGTCTATTTCTAAGGATTTTTTACTTTCCTTATCATACGTGGCATTTTTACCATACCTGAGTTTCTTTCTCAGCCACATTAAACTTTCGTCTAATGCTTGGTAGCCATCGTCTTTAAGAGTTTCCCGCAATTTGAAATTGTTGCCGCATCGCTTAATAAAACTAACCGTTTCCTAAAATGGGAGGAGGGGTTTTAGGGGAACGTAGTTCTCTTAAGCGCATGCGACTAGCATCTGAGGACGACTCAAAAAGTCGTTGCGAGCCTCGAACGAATATTCTCCAAAGTAGTTCTCGCATACTTTGGGTCGGATGCTTTTCTGCCCTACAGATTTCAAGGCAACAAGGGGTAAAGCCAAACCAGGGTTTCGGCAAAACCAGAAGAGGAGAGGAATGTACAGAGTGGTCTCAGGGAGAGCCTTTCTGGGGGCACAAACCTGGCCGGGTCCACCGACAGCGGCGCAGGGGCCGTTGATATCAGCGAAAGCGGGATCTGTGATGTATGTGAGCTGAGTGGTGTGACCGATCATCTTGTAGTAACCAGCCTGCTGCTCAGAAGAGAGTGTGAGCTGATTCCAGATGTGCATCCAGTCACCATATTGGCGGTCAATTCTCTGACCACCGATCTCAACCTCAACCTGAGCAATGAGTTGCTCACCGGGGTAGTCCAACCAACGGGCATAAACAGGGCCAGTGCCAGCAGCACCAAGTGACTGGTTGATCTCGGGGAGAGTAACCTGAACATAGGTGCGGTAAGCAAGATCTCCGTTTCTGGAGATGGTGCAGGACACACGGCGACCAAAGTCAGCCTGACCGTTGAAGGTCTGCTCGATGGACTCCATCGCGAAGTTGGTGTGGCGTCTGTAAGACACCTTCCAGAAAGTAATCTCGGGGTTTCCTGTAAGGAAAACATCTTGTGCGCCGTAGGCGACTAATTGCATCAAAGCTCCTCCCATTTTTTTTTATATAATCCCAAAACATATTTCTTCCTAAATCTGAGCGAGCAGTCGCATAAAAAACCCCATTCCTCTACATTGAACGAAAATTCTCGGTTTCTATTTCGTCATTCACTTACAATTTATGTAGGGCATTGAACAACCCAAATTCGCATGTCGGTGTAGAGACAGTATGTTCACGGTTTGCCCCCCGATACACGATTTAGGGGGCAAATAATGTATAATTTTATTATAAATAATGCCGACAATTTGCAAAAAGGACACGTGTCGGAACAAGGCGATTTACGGATTTTGTTTTGGGAAACCTTTATTTTGTGCCGCCCATCGCGAAGACGGTTCTAAAAACACGCGGACACTGGAACCGCACGATGCAATCGAGACATTGTGTGAGAAAAATGGTTGCTCCAAGTGTTCTTCAATCCTCGTAATGCCTAGATTCAAAGGGTTTTGTAAGCGGTGTTATCTGGAGACATATCCGTCGGATCCACTGTCTCTCTGCTCTCTCTACAAATCGAAAGAGGATGTTATCCAAAAGTTCATCGATTCCAAGTTTGACGGATTTGTTCACAAAGAAGGCACGAGTCATATCCAAATTAGTGGCGTTGTTCTGCAAATTGTTTACGGCAACAAAGCGATTGATGATCATGATGATAATGATGAAAAAAACATAGTTATTAAGTTTAATCCCAATAAATATGAGGATGGTAAAAACCCGATGTTGTACAAGAGGTTGCCAGATTTGGAAAAAGAAATTGCACGTCAGTTCGAGAGAATCGTAAATTCGGATGTATAGGTAAAAAAAATTATTTCAAAGAAGCGTTTTCAGCAATGAATTTCTCTAAATAGTCTTCCATGAAAACCTCTTTCTTATTGCCATGCAGTTTTTGGAATATATATTGATTGTCTCTCTTTTTCACTTTCCACCCAGATTCGATCGAATTATAAATAAACAGGATTTTATGAAGAGTTTTTGAATCAAGTTTTGTGGGGTCAATCATCGTTCAAATAATATTTTATTCTATACGTTCACTAAAAATACAAAATCCAAACTAAATATTTGTGTGTCTGTTTATGTGTTTTTTTTGAAAAGTTTTTCTTTATACTAAAGACGGTGCGACACTTTATAAAATAGAAAGAGTTTGTAGATGGGGGAACCGTTGGATTGCCAATTTTATAAAATCTCCTTGTTCTATATTATTTAGGAAAAATGATGACAGACCCCCTTTTGAAAGACGACACATCTCGTTACGTAATGTTCCCCATTCGTCACAACGACATTTGGAAAATGTATAAGAAACAGGTTGATTGTTTTTGGCGCGCCGAAGAGATCGATTTATCAAAAGATTTGGGCGACTGGGCGAAGTTGTCACACGACGAACAGTACTTCATATCGATGGTTTTGGCATTTTTCGCAGCCAGCGACGGAATCGTCATGGAAAACTTGGCAACCCGATTCATGGCCGACGTGCAACTCTCCGAGGCCAGAGCATTTTATGGTTTCCAGATAGCCATCGAAAACATTCATTCCGAAATGTACAGTATCTTGATCGAAACTTATATCAAGGATAAGGCGGAAAAGAACCGACTGTTCAAGGCGATTGAGACTTGTCCATCGATCGCGAAAAAGGCGGATTGGGCGCGAAAATGGATCGGACACGGACATGACGACAAATCGGTTGAAACCTTTGCAACCCGGTTGGTGGCATTTGCTTGCGTCGAGGGCATATTCTTCAGCAGCAGTTTCGCGGCGATTTATTGGATTAAGAAGCGCGGACTCATGCCGGGTCTTACTTTATCGAACGAGTTCATCAGCAGAGACGAAGCCCTTCATACTGAATTTGCGGTGATGTTGTACTCGAAACTGGAACAGAAACTGTCGAAATCCCAGATTGCGGAAATTATTCGAGAGGCAGTGGAAATCGAGAAAGAGTTTATAACTGAGTCGCTTCCGTGCAGAATGATTGGTATGAACTCGAAGTTGATGACACAATATATTGAATTTGTTGGTGACCGGCTTTGTCTCCAGCTGAATATTGATAAGATCTACAATAGCGCAAATCCTTTTGATTTCATGGAGCTCATTAGTTTGGAGAGCAAGTCGAACTTTTTTGAACGCACGGTCAGCGAGTATGCGATGGCGAACAAGTCAGTCTCGTCGGATGTGTTTGATATGATTTGCGAATTTTGAGGAGAACTACGTTCCCCTCTGACCCCTCCTTTTTCTTGAAAAACAGTTTAAATATTTTTTAAGAAAAAAAACAAAATGCAGGACAGCGCATTAAAATCGATTCCCTACACTGCCATCTCGCTATCAGTTGTCGGTCGATTTATTTTCATGTATCTCCTGTACAAAAACAAAAGCACCAATAGTCTCTCGTTGCTTTTTTGCATTCTAAATATTTGTTCCTCTAGCATGTGGATTTACTATAGTGTTCAAACACAAGATGTCCCGATGATTTTCAGAAGTTCCACCGAAATCTCTCTATTGGTTATTTCATCAATCTATATCATTCGAAACAAAATTGCAAACAAAGAGCCACAAATCTTGCCTTAGAGATATTTCTGAAACAATTTGACAAAGTTTTTCATAGAGATCTCTCTCTGCTTATCATCTCCAAGTTCCAAATTTAACTCGGTTATGTCCATGTTAACAATGTTTGTTTTTTTCATGATTTTGTCGAGAACCGGTTTGATTGCATCGACACGGACCCCTTTTTTCGCAGTGGTCCCTGTGCACGGCATCTCGCTCGGATCTATTCCGTCCACGTCAAACGACAAGTGGACTGGATCTTTCCCAACAAATGCTTTCACGATCTCGAACGCCCTTTTCGGATCATTGTTGATGTCAGCGCTTTTTATGAATTTGATCTTTTTTTCTTTTAATACTTTTTTCTCTCCATCATCGAGGTCTCGGATGCCCAAGTAAAGAATATTTTCGAATTTGAGTTCTGGCACGGCGTACAAAAAAGGAAACAAGTCATAATCGTGATCGAGGCCGGTTAGAAAGGCCAGAGGCATGCCGTGGAAATTGCCACTGGGCGAAGTTGCGCGAGTATTGATGTCGCCGTGGGCGTCAAACCAAATGACTTTGAGTTCGGAGCCGTATTTATGGAGAGAAGCTGCAACTGTAGCAATCGCCATCGAGTGATCGCCGCCGATATTAATGGTGGGTAACGAAGCCCGCATATTTTCCTTATGCAGTTTTATTAGGTTTTGCGAGAGTTCTGGTTTAACACTAACGATAAAATCTGTTTTTCCAAATATTTTTCGAAGGTATCGAGCGGTCGAATCGACGCCGCTTTTTCTCTGGCCTAAAGCGTTTGGAAAATAAATTCGTTTCATCATTTAGGAGTGTTTTTATTTTATGATGAGATTATATATAGAAATGTCATCATCTGAAGAGGAGTTGAACGAGGTACCTCCTGGTGTTAGTTATGGAGAAAGAGTTGATGTCCCTGTTGGAAATGGAAAAGCTAAAGGGCTGGTGGATACTGGCTATGAAGGTGAATCGAACCCTCGAATAAAATTTTTACAAAGTCATTCCGCCCCCAAAAAATATGCGTTTTTCACGGATAAAGAAGGTTTACAAGAATGGAACTTTAAACCTGATTTCGAAAATGATCGTCGCTTAAATGACTACAATAATAGTACAACAACTGGTACTCATTGGTTTGGAGACACACAATTAACCGATTTCGATCCTATTTATTGTAGAGAAATTATTCAATTACCGCAGAATGATGACAAGAGATATCAGTTTTTAACGAAGTCAGACAACAAAGATAAAGAAGTAAACTTCTTTGATGGTATGAAAAGGCCTCTCGGTAAATTTAAAGATAGTACACAAGAAACTTCAACCGGGTTTATGAATTACATTTTTGAAAATGGCAGGTCCGATAGTGAACAAAAACTCTTCTACGATGGCGACTCTCTATTCGGTGGACGACGAAAGCGAAGAACGAAAGCAAAAAAGAGTAAAAAGCGAAGAACCAATAAAAGATCTAAATCTCGTTCTTAATGACCTCTCGTTTCAACTTTTCCAAATATAAAATAGCGTCCATGTGCTCTTCTTGGGCATGTTGAATCCAATCAAGCACTTTCAAATCGTCTCTATCCAACGTTGTGCCATACTTTTGCAAACCGAGATTTGACCGCTTGATAAACGAATCGATCACACTATTCACAATCGAGTCTGACGTGTGTTTAACCTCTTCATTCTTCTCTAATAAAACAACCTGCGACATGATTTACTATTTTTTCGCAGAGTTCTTTTATATCATTTTTGATACAGTTGCTTAAATTCCTCCGTATTAAACGTAAACCGGCAAACTATCAATATCCACGATTGTGATTGAGTCATTCGCATCCGGCGTGAATGTGTATTTCGTCGCAAATACGAGAGACTTGAGTTCATCTTTGGGCACTAAATTGTTGACAGTTCGCGCAATCATCTTGTACAACTTGAAATCCGGGTATCTGGTCTGGCCATTGTGGCGGTAAAGCATGTTTTTTCCGTAGTCATCGTTGCACCAGTGATCAACCAGCTTTTGCAAAGGGGTTTTCGGATCATTGTCTCTGCAAACAAAATCGTACAACGAGCATCCGAGGCGGCACAAATCGAAACTCGGGTTGGGATCGACTCGCGGCTTCTTGTCGTTAAAGTAGGGTTCGCAATTATATTGTGTAGATGCATCCCCTAATGGAGCGAAACTATCACTGCAGAACAACTTGTTGTTGAACTTGTAGATGGCTCTTCCGAAGTCGATCAACTTGTAGATGCGGCCATGTGTAGGGACTTTGTAGAAAACACCCTCCAATTTGTAGTACAAAAACTCGATGTCTGTCTCTACATACATGATATTGTTGGTATGCAAGTCATTGTGAGTGAAGTGGAACAACTTTTGATAGGTGGCCAGAATAAGGATGATTTGCATAAGGGCATCCATGAATTGTTCGTCGTTGAGTTTGCGACGCATTAGAAGTTGATCGATGGTTCCTGCGCACTTTTCTTGAAAGATCATTTGTATGGGGTAGTTATTCAAGTAGCTGAAAATGGGTTCGTCGTCGTCTTCAAAAGTTGACCCATCGGAGTCAGAATCACCAGACTTCGAATCACCAGACTTCGAATCACCAGACTTCGAATCACCAGACTCTGATTCAGATTCGGTTTCCCACACAGACTCTTCATCAGAATCGCTTCCATCAGAATCGCTTCCATCAGATTCACTTCCGCTGCTATCGCTCTCCACAACATTGTTTGTGCGGACGTTTTCATACTCGAGGTTTATAGGCGACATTGTATCTACAGTCTCTACAGGTTCATCTATCAAGACCTCCTCTACATCAAGAGTCACGTCGTTGTCTTCGATACAGAGCTTGTTTCGATTGCGACGAGACCCTTCGCCCGAATATTGATTAAGAATCTGGGACGCCTCTTCATCGATTGTGAAATGCTTGTTGATATTGTTCAAAAAGAAGGGACAGTTAGAGACAAACTCGAGATCGTCTGCGATGTTGTATTTGAACTTCTTCTGAATTCCTAAATAAGAGCCGTAGTATTCCACGCCGTGAACCCATCCGTGTGTATCTTTCAACATAGACGTCAAGTATGAGAAAAACCCGTCGACATATGCCGAGTTATTCACGTCCAACAGTTTAGGCATGATTGTCTCAGTGGATTTAATACTCGGTAGGGTCCGCGTAATCTCAGTTTCTAAATTGTATTTGCCACGCAAGAAGTTCAATGGATCGATGAGTGGAGAGAATTTAACAAAAATGTTTTTATCCACGATTTCGTCATTCTTGTAGACGGTACTTAGGTCGCGGATTTGGTAAGTGTTGTTCAAAGTGATTTTGTTATAGTTGGTCTCATCCATTTCGAAAAACCGGTTGTACAATGGTGTGTATGACTGCATACTTGTGATGTCGAAGGGGGTATATATCTCTCCGTCGGTAGAAGCGACTTTCTCTAAATTCAATTTCTTGGTCTTTCGGTAATTTATGCTAAACTTGGATTCCATGAGTTATATTTTATGAAATGTATATATTTTAGTAATAATGAACTAATCGTTTTATATTTGTATTTATTATATTGTAGGTAATTTATACATAAATGACATTAGAATTAAAAAAATTTGACATGAGATCAATCACATTTGACCCGAGAGAAAACAAGGGTCCAGTAATAGTGTTGATTGGTCGCCGTGACACGGGTAAAACATTTTTGGTCAAAGATTTGTTGTACCACCACCAAGACATCCCGATCGGCACTGTTATCTCGGGCACAGAAGCCGGAAACGGTTTTTACGGCAAGTTGGTGCCCAAGCTCTTCATTCACGAAGAGTATAACTCGATACTTATCGAAAATGTGTTGCGCCGTCAAAAGGCTGTTATGAAACAGTGCCAGTCGGAGATGGAAACTTACAAGAAATGCTCGATCGATCCTCGTACTTTCGTGATTCTCGATGATTGTCTCTACGACAACAGCTGGACCAAAGACAAGTTGATGCGATCCTTGTTCATGAACGGTGAATTGTTTGCCTAAGTCATTCCAAAAGAAATGGCTAGTGTATTTAGGACTAAAAAAAAATCCTTTATATGCGACACGTCCAAATTGCGGAGACGTCTTGATTTAGAACACTTACGCAGAGTTCTATGAAGGTTTATACTACTAAACGGCTTTAGAAATAGAGTCGCGGTTTATGCTAACCACATAAAGTACAGTAAAAAGGTATAAAATAGAGATAACCCGCAGCACGTCATCTAATTCCGCTTCAAAAGACTGAAAAAGTCGAAAAAGATATGGTAAGGTTATGATGATTGTTCAACGACTAAACGCCCGTGGGGTTGAGTAATCTAACCAATTACAATGATGCCTTAAGATATAGTCTAAACCCGCCCGAGAGGGTGCAATGCCCATTTAAAAAGCATTGGTTTTATGATTTCAGAAAAATAAATGTCTGAATGAAAATGGTACAATTGAGACACTGGAAAGTGATGTTAATCATCACCATGCAATACCCGCTGGGTATTCCACCAAATCTCCGCACGAATATTGATTACGTTTTTATTCTGCGAGAGAACTATTTATCAAACAGAAAGAAGATTTGGGAGAACTATGCGTCTATGTTTCCGACACTCGAGTCATTTTGCTCGATCATGGATCAGACAACCGAAAACTACGAGTGCATGGTGATATCAAATAATGCCAAATCGAACAAGATCAATGATCAGGTATTTTGGTACAAGGCCGCAGACAGACCGGATTTCAAACTGGGTTCGAAAGAATTCTGGGAATTATCCAAAAATTTGGCCGACGACGATGGAGACGAGTACGATCCAAATGCCAAGAAGAAAAAAAGTGGTAACAATGTGATTGTGAAAAAGACCAACGGCAAGTGGTAAAGAAATAAAAAAAAAAGGTATTTAGATAAAAAATGACATTATAAAATATATGAAATCCAGGACAACTCCTATAATAATAATCGGTGCGGGCGTAGCAGGACTCACGATTGCATCAAAATTTCAACCCGAAGATTACATCATATTGGAAGCGAGAGATCGCATAGGTGGCCGCGTGTTTACAAATGAAAAAAAACTGGACTATGGCGCGGCTTGGGTACATGGTTTACATGAAAACCCATTGACAAATATATTGTCGTCTGACAATCTAATTCATGTCGCCGAATGCAACCCGTGGATGCATTCGGAGAACGCAAACATACAATATTTGACGAAAGATTCGAATTTTACAGAAGAAAAGCGCCAGCAATTGGCAAAAAAATGGAAGACGCTGGTGAATGAAATCGATTGTGTAGGCACAATTGAACAAGCATTATCCCAAGATCCAGATATTCAAAGTTTTCTCTACATGATTGAGGTTTGGTGTGGAGGCAGTATACGGGATTTACCTACGTCTTTTTTTCAAAAGGGTGAAGAACTATTTGGCGACTATGGAGGCCCACATTGTTTGTTCAAAAACGGCGCAAAAACACTCATCGATGCATTGTGCAAAAACGTGTGTAAAGACAATATATTTTGCAACCAAATTGTAACAAATGTCGTATATACGGATGATTTGGTAAAAGTGTATACAAGAGACGGATCGATTTATAATTGTAAAAAGTTGTGCATAACGGTTCCGCCTGGACCACTGAGAGACATTGCGTTTGATCCGCCCTTCGCTCAGCCAAAAATAGATGCACTGTCTAAGGTAAAGATGGGATCGTACAAAAAGGTGCAATTGGAGTTTGATCAAGTGTTTTGGAACCGCGATGTGCCGATGATTCTTACGCAGGATGAAGACAAACAGTATATATTGTGGAATAATTACATGAGTTCTAAAAATGTGCCGATATTAGAGGCAATATGCCCGGCAGACAAAGGATGGGCAATGGTTGGTAAACAGGACGAAGACATTGTTGGATCGGTGATGGATCATTTGAAAAAGTATTTCAGAAATGTTCCTTTTCCAAAATCTTGACACGTAACCCGATGGGAGGAGGACGTGTTTACACAAGGCGCGTACTCATACCATGATATGTCCATGACAGAGAGAGACATTGATATTTTGAGAGAAAATATAAATGAGAAAATATATTTTGCGGGAGAACACACGGATCCGGTATACTATGGATCATTGCATGCCGCTTACAATAGTGGAATACGAGTAATAAACGAATTGCTTACACCTTGTGCTTGCGTTTTCTGGAACTTTTAACGGGACGACGATACGATGAAGATGATGAAGAAGATGAAGAAGAAGAAGATGACGACGATTGGCGACGCGTTGACTTTGATTTTTTAGGCTTTCGTTTAGACTTTTTATACAAGTATGCCAGACCTGCGGCTGCGGTAGCGGCGGCGGCTACTGGGAGTGCGTAAGTAGACCAACTTGACTGTGCTGGTTCCGTTTGATTGAGGTCTTCCAGAATCTTCGAAATTTGCTTTGTTTCTTCTGGTGTCAAACCTGTTTCGCCAAATTTCATATTGTTTTTATCATCAATAAATAACGTGTCATCATTAGTAAGGTATTTGCCATACTCTTTTTTTCCATCTTTGTAAATACGGAAATAGGGAGTGTTTACGTTAAATTTAATTGTTCCGGATGTATCTGGAAGAGAAAAGTATGCGGTTGAATCTGTAAACTCAATTTTTACTACTTGTTGCTTATTTATTACAAAAACTTTGAATTTTTCGTCGAAATCAAAGACTTGCAACCCACAAAATGATTGATAAACAGAACCAATTTTGTTCGGGTTTCCGCCACCCTCAAGGATGATATGGTCAACATCAACCTGCTCATCAGCGGGGGCGGTAGGTGTCGCTGTTACAGCATTGGGGTTTCTCTGCTTCTTCTCAGCAGGAGCGGGATAAGTATTAGGAGCGGCATAAGTATTAGGAGCGGGACAAGTATTAGTATTAGTATTAGGATTAGGAGCGGGACATATAGGTTTTGGACATATACCATCAGAATTAATGTACATATTTGATTTTTTTTGTATCTTACATGGATGAGTGGTGATATATAAACCATTCTCAAAAGACTCACTAAAACCATGTGTAATCGCTATATTGTCAGTACTAATGTTTTCGAAATCAATTTCGAGATTTTTTTTAGCTAACACGGCAATTTCAAATAATGTTTTTTTATCGAATAAAGAACAATTTACTCTTTCGGAGAATCCTCTGTTTAGAACGAATTTCTCAAAATCAACTTCTAATTTACGTGCATCAGTAACAATTTTTTTAATTTCCTCTATTTTCGGGTCCATTGTATAAATATACAATCGAAAACTATTTCCGGACAAATCCATGATCTAACGCATTGAGAAGGCGAATCTGCGCTTTGGCTTTTTTCATAGTGGTGCACCTGGATAGCGTCATTTTTCGGCTACCCTTCTTCTTTTTTACGCTAAAGCAATTTTTCCCTCTTACTTTTCGAATGACGTACGGCATCTATATAATATATAGAGTCTTGGTTCAGACTTTTTTCGGCTTCGTTTATACCTTACGAGCAATATTCAATCCAAATCCTGAACGCTAAATCGCTCAAAAAAAACACGACATTATTGGTCAATAACATCCATGAAGTATAATCAAATTTCACAGAAGAGAACAAGCAAACAAGCAAAACAAACATGAGCGATTGTATTATGTAACTCAACCCGACATGTGCCATCAATCGATTTCGGTTGTTTGTCAATCTACATACTAAACACACGTTCAGAAGAATCTTGCAGAAATAAGAGACCATCAATATTTTTGAGGTAACGTCTGCGAAAACATATTGGTAATCTTTCGACAAACCGACGTTGATCAGATTCATGAATGTGTTTGACAAAATATGCACGATGAAAATGAACACGAATTTTCGTTCGGGTGGTTGTCTCTCCACGACTTCGTTTTGTGAAAGCAACGACGTTGGGTAGTTTGTTTTGCAGTGGGGACAAAAGTTTTTATTTTGTCCCGACTCTAATAATAGGACAATGCAATCGATGTGATAAACAGAGTTTGAACATTTGCACGGTAGTGCAACGATTTTATTGAGTTCAACGTTGAGCGATTCGAGACAAATGAGACATTCTTTCTCTTCGAAATCAGTCTTGTTTGGTTTTGCAAAACTTTGCAAAAACATTACACATGCAGTTTTATGATAAAGTTCAATTTTTTTAAAATTTCAGAAGAATCTGGGGCGGGTATATCTTTTCCAAGTGATACAAAAGCCTCTTGAAATGAGTTTACAAACCCTTTATAAATATTGGTTTTATATTTTACACTCGCACCAATCAGTTCGCGCAATTCTTCGTATAAAATCGGGTTTGTGAAATAAACAATAGGTCGAATAGTTACTTCCCACTTGTTATATTTATGATTGCTATATACATTTTGGGCTAAATCTGTCGTTGGTTTGTATGCAGAACTTGTAGCACGTGTTGCACCAAATACATATTGTCTATCTTTGTTTATCAATAGTATTCCATCACCGGATGTAATGTTTACTTTTGTTCCATGACTCATTGTACATACGCCTTCATAACTTCGTAATTCAAGTTCAGTAAGTTCGCTAAAAATACAAATATAAATTCTTGCCATTTCTACAAATAATTATTTTATGATTGGAGAGACGATGATTTTTTTGGAAAAGGTGTAAAAAACAATATAAAAAGGACTTTACAATGGATACCAATTATGAGCGCACGAAGAGGGGGGCAAACCCAGAATGAATTATTATTAACGAACTTGCTGACATTTTACGGAAAGGACGACAACATGGATCGTTTAGTCAATGTGATAAATGGACAGTCAAAGATATCTCTCAGGATCATCGATTGGTTCGTTACGAATTACGCAAAGAAGAATTTCACAGTCTACTCGATACCCGCGAAAAACAAGTGCAGCACAGTTATCAATGGTGAAGAGAATACAGAGAGATTCAAGGTGTTCCACAATTACAAGCTCGAGCTGAAAGCTTATAGCAAGGTAAGATTCGATCCATTCTCTCGTAGAGAGCGCATCGCGATCCCCTATAAAGACAACACTTGTTTACAAACCACGATTGGGCAGCTCAACTTTTTCAAGTGGGCGATCGAAAATCAGCTCCTCGAGTATATAGAGAAAAACTACGACGAAATCGAGGTGGACATGAACGCGCGCAACAGTATTTCGAAGAAGGGCGGCGAGTTTGATAACAACAAGACGCGAAAGAAGAGAGAAGAGCTATCGATCTCTGCGTGCAAGACAATTAAGAAAGAAACTGTGAATATTGTGGTGAAGTTTAATTAGGATTCATACTAAAAGATCAACTAAAACACACATATTTTTAGTTGATTGTGAAATTACACAGAACGACGGGTCTTTCTGCGTCTCTGTTTGCGTTGTTTGCGAGATCGTTTCTTTCCGCCTTTTTTTTTGGGGAGAAACTCGCTTTGATTAACTGTACCGAAGACTCGATTAAAATCCTCTTCTGTAAAATTGACTTCAAGTGTATCCAATATTTCTGTAAACTTTGCTGCAAAGAAAGCATTCACTTCGTCTTTTGTAAATCCTTCAGCTTCAGCTGGACCATTTTTTATTCTATCCCATAATTTATTAATTGACAAAACTAATTTTGCAGATTTCAATCCAAAACCGGAACACCCGTCATATCTCTCACCTTTCTTTATTTGATATTTTGAGAATATTAGGTCAACACAACCACCGTTGGGTCTTTGCATTATATGGGACGTAACAAATTTATAACAATTTCTAACATGATCCTGAAAATGTTCACTTTGAATATATCTACCAAGTTTGACTTGATTAAAATCATTTGGACTATTTTGCAATATATTTTCATAGTTGATAGGCGGTTCTTTTAAAGTTTCTAAATAGTTTTGAATGTCCGTAGCAGTATCGTACTTTTTAGACGGAGTAAACCAACTCATTATATAATAAATTGATAAAATATTCTGAACCAAACGCATAAAATTCATTATACACAATGAATGACAAATACAAAAAGAATGTCATACCACTCGACAATGATGCGAGTTATGTTTAACGCCTCTTTCTCTCCGATCTGCGTCTCTTGTGAGACACACCACGTCTCTTCTTTGAAGACCTTCTTTGCTTGCGTCTTCTGGAACCACCGGTTTTATGACTGCTAAACTCCATGACCCCCGCTTTAATTTCCTTGCCGTCGAATCCGTAGCCATCGCCGCCGGTAGATTCGTACTTGGAGGTCTCGCCGCCCAAGACGGTGGGTTGTTCACCCTTCAGTACTGCATTCGCATCGTGAGCTTGTTGATATGATGACATAATATAGCTTATATTGATATAAAAAAAACAATTATTCTAAAGACAAATACCACTCGGCAATGATTCGACTAATTTTTACGATTTTAATATACGAAAAAATGCATTATGTGTGTTTAATGATTAGATTTTTCGCGAATAAATTGGTAAATGGCGTCTAACCATTTGTTTCCTACACTATCGGGGTTGTATTCGGTATTCAAGTTTGAATCTATTTTCAAAACTGAGTACTCACGGTCTTCGTGTTTTATGAGATGGGTGGTAACATAATCGGCAACTTCGCTAACTTCGGAGCAAGCGGTGTCGATCAACCACTTGGTATGGTAGTCTCTACATTTTTGTAGATATTCGATGGGGATCTTGTCTTCGCCCGTTCTATTTCGGGTGTTGATGCGGACGCTGCAGGTATCGGGATTCGAGTCCATGTATACGACGGCGTCGACACGGTAGTCATCGATGTACTCCGAGTACCACTTGTCGTAAATGTTGAACTCTATTTTTTCAACGACTCCGTCGTCGTGTAACATATTCATAAAAATGTTTTTGTCGGCGCAAAGCGATCTTTCGAGAATAATAATTTCGGCTTGCGGGTTTTGCTTGATGGTCTTTTTGAGAAGGGAGAGACGGGTGATGCACGCCATGACCTGGAATGTGAACGCGTATCGGTGTTGGTCGGCGTAAAACTTTTGCAGAATGGTGTGTCCATTGGCGTCACGAAACTGTTCCCAAATGTCAAGTGGCTCTTTTAGAAACAAGATTTTACCTACAAGTTGTGGGCATTTTTCTTCTAAACTTTTCTCCAAGTTATCGAGGATGGTTGATTTGCCGGCGCCTATATTACCTTCGATTGAAATGAGGAATGGCATTTTTACTAAAGACTATAATTTTTGTTTTATATTTATTTTTTGAAAAAAATGTATAACCGAAAAAAATATTTGACTGTTAAATATATAAAATGATTTCATTTGTTAACGTACACTTTAATATGATTTTGTCGGTTGTGATTACTGCATTTTTGTTATTTATGATTGTGACTAATTTGTTCAAACGTTTTCACTGGAATTTAAATTTAGAAGGATTTGAAACTCCTGCGGAGTCAACCACGGAGTCAACCACGGAGTCAAAGGTTGCTGATCCAAAGGTTGCTGATCCAAAGGTTGCACAAGATGATACATCCGAAACAGACAAATCAACTATGATGACAGACTTGTTTGAGAGTGTAAACAAACAAATGGACATTATACGAACATTAAAGTTGAGTGAAAATATGATTCCGATTAAAATTGATAAAACTGTATCAGAGAGTCAATTAATTTTAGCCAACTTGAAGTTATTGATTAACAATGGTGTTTACAAAAACGAGTTAGATTTGAAAGATACATATGACAAGTATATTGGAAACAAGGCGGTTCAATTGTTGGCATCTGATATAAATTCGTTAAACTTGGAATCACCCGAATCCCATATGGAGACAACTTATTTGACACGAACGAAATCGGTAGTTGACGGTCATCAAAAAATCATTGACAAGATTTTGGAGAATAAAAGTAAGGAATAAATATATATGCATCGGATAGCAGTTTTAATTTTAATTTTAATATCTGTAATTTTTATTGGAGGTGATGCAATTATTGAAGGTGCTAAATTTAAAAAAGCTGCAAAAACTATAGCACCGTCCAAAAAGGCCAAGAAAAAAGCAAAACCCAAACCGATTTTTAACTTGAAGCCCGTAGCATCAGCCGATTATTCTGACAATATTCTTCCTCCTTACACAGGAGACAACTTTGCATCAATTCGCGAAGATATTACTGAGTATGCGAGTGCATTGGACGGCAAGTCTTCGAAAAAATTGGTATCTCCTGTGCCGATAGGAAAACAATATTTTTTCAATACGGGCGTGAAGTGTGCGGACATGACAACCGGTCAATTAGTAAACCGGTATTCCATAATCGACTCTCGCGTGGGTGTAAAGAACGATGACGGAACTATCGACAACAGTATATTCGCGTCGGCAGTTGCTGATTTTAACCAGAGCACTATTTTTAAGAAACAGGCGAATTACGCAGAAACGTTGGCCGACAAATGTATCAAAATTACGATTGAGCCGGTTGATGTGTATGGGAAGAAGTTGAAACCTAAGACGCGTCATGTATCTGTCATTGACATACAAAAGTTTGACGACACTCAACTGGGTCCTAAAGAAGGGTTTGCAACCTTTGAAATCGAGAAAATGAATGCAGGACAACACGCGTTTATTTACTCAGCGTCTATCTTGGGTTTATATTTATTGTTCAAGGCGTTGCAAAAGTAGTTAAAAAACTACCACAAAACGTGAATGCTTAGATTGTTGGGCGAGTAAGCATTTTGTTTCCAGTTGCCCTTGATTTTGCGACTTCTATTCAAATAATTTTGCCGTCTCTTCATGTCTCTATGTTTGGTGTAATCTTCGTACCCGAGTTGACCGAAGTGAACCCATTTTTTGTTGCGTGGATCGAAAATCTTAAACTTTTTCGGAGGCCGATCAGAGACAGAGACTTTGGCTGTTTTGCCCAAATATTTTTTGGCATTTTTTTGAACGAGAGTAAAGTTGGAATATTTCATGGAAAAAAAAAAATATTGTCTTTGTTGTATCCAAAGATAATATTCATATACACGGCTTTATAGTTGAAATCGAAGGTAAACCTGGTGGGCAACCAAAGCGCCCATGAATTGGGCGATAATGTAAGGGAACAACTCGGTTGACGGCAAAGCACCAGAAGCAGTCATAGCTAAACTTACAGCGGGGTTTACGTAACCACCGGAAGTGTTTCTTGCTAATAACATAACCAAAGCCAATGCGGCACCGATGGCTAAAGGATTGCCGGTGGCAAGGATGACGTAAACGAAAAATACAGTTCCTAAAAATTCGACGATATAATTATACATTTTGCTATATATGTTAAATGTATAAAAAAAAAAGCTCCCAACGAGAATCGAACTCGTTATCTCCAGTTTACAAGACTGGTGCCTCACCACTATGGCCCTGGAAGCCCGAAGGTATTCAACCTATTTTATTCTTGTCCTTCTCTAATGAAAAAAAAATAACAAATATAAAGAAAGCACGAACCTCTAAAAAAGAAAGCACGAACCTCTAAAAAAGAAAGCACGAACCTCTAAAAAAGAAAGCACGAACCTCTAAAAAAGAAAGCACGAACCTCTAAAAAAGAAAGCACGAACCTCTAAAAAAGAAAGCACGAACCT